AGAGGTATGGCCGCATGGAAAACTGGTCACAGACCAGGCACTACTCCACAACAATGGGGACATGCAAGAGTCAATGCATTTATTGTTAAAAAGAAAAAAGGAACATTAAATCACGATAAAGATTTAGCATAAGGAGTAAGTATGTCGAATGTCACTAATTCATTAAAACTATTAGGTAGTGAAGCCGCAATGGGGACTTCTACTACTAATGGTAGTAATTTTGGAGAACATAGATTAGTTAGAGTGTTTAACGCTGGAACTACAGTAAGACTTGTCACACTAGAAACATCTGCGGGTGTCACTATAGGAACATTTTCTATTGGGGGTGGACAAGAAAAATTTATTAAAAAAAGTAAAACAGACGAAATCTTTGCAGCCAGTGCTGAGGTCAAAGGAGTCGCAGTAGGATTTTAAATGAGATTAAAAGATTTACGAGAGAGAGTTAAAGGTGGTAAGTTAGACCCATTGTCTAAAATGGGTAAGTCTAAACTTACGGGTCAGGAAGTTGCGACATACTATCGCAACAACCCAAAAGCAAAACAAGCCGCAAGAGACCCAATGGTCAAGAAGGCAATTGAACTTGCGTTAGACTTGGGTGGTAATCAAACTCTCGCAGTAAAAGAAATCGAAAAGGTTAAGAAGGGGTTATCTAAAAACTCCGCAGTTATGTCTGCACTTAGAACTGCAAACGAAGATATGACAAGTACTTCTTCGGTTGCAATGCCTGAAATACCTTTAGGTAAAGTATTAAAAAGAAAAAAAGACCTTGACGAAGAAACATTAGTTGAAAAAAAAGTTAAATACCAAACTGATTTTGGGAAAAACCGTATGGGTACGCCTGCTGATGCTTATGCCGAGTATACAAAATATGTAACAAAAAAGTTTGGTATAAAAATTATAAAAACACCAAACCCTAAAAGTAAAAATCATTTAACATTTGAAGCACCATTAAAGAACATGAAACAATTTCAACAGTTTTTAAAAAAGAACCTTATACACAAAGCCGTTGAGTACATGCAAGCGAAAATTGCTGGAGAACCTTACAACGAACAAAGTATGGCTGGGTTCAACCTTAAAAGACTGGACACTGTAAAACCTGGCGTATACAAACATTCAAAAAATTTGGATAAAAAACATGTTGGTGATAAAAATCTTGACCCATTAATGGGAATCTTTACTGTTAATTTTGATGGCGGAACGCCTGGCATAGAAAAAACGGATATGACTAAGGTATTTAAACTTGCTAAAAAATATAAATTAGATGTTCTAAAACCCCTTCCAGCCAGACGTAGAAGTGAAAATGAGTTTGTGTTTCAACAAATTGATGTTGGAAATGGCATGGAAAAATTTAGAAAAGACGTAATGAGAATTTCAGGTTCAAGAATAGGAATAAAAGAAGAAAAGTTATCACCAGCTAAGGCTCAATATAAGAAATTTAATATAATGAAAACCCAACTCTATAGGTTTGTGAAGGCAAAAACTAAAGCACATAAATTTGGAATTGATGACCTAATGTTAATGACTTCTCCTAAAGTTATTGAAGGAATGTACAAACGAAATCCTCAAGGTTTTACAAGAATGTTGGACAAGATGTATCCCAACGAAAAAGGCAAATTAGACAAAGGAGATTTTACTGTTCTGGGTGACTTTATTGATGCTAGAGGTAAAGTGATAAAAGGAAAAGGAGACACAGTAGATGAAAGTACTTCACTTAATGAAGAGACAATACTTTACCGAGTTAAAGACATTCAAAAACCTGAACTGGACAAGTTTAAATCGTCTGCAAGGTTAATGAAATTAAAAATAAACATTAAACAAAGTCCTAGAGGTAAAGAAACTATTATAAGACTGGAAGGTGGTAAGAAACAGATAAGAGATTTTGATGCAGTAGCAAGAGGTAAATCATCTTACGGAGACCCTTCTATAGTTGAAGATGCAGTAGAAAGAGCAAAAGAAACTGCAGATTTAAAAGATAAACACACTTCTGAAAAAGAACAATTAAAAACAAAACACGAAAGAGAGAAAGAACAAGAGAAAAGTGAAATTGATGCAACTAAAGCAGAAAGTTTTCTTGCACAACTAAACTCTCTTGAAGAACAAATTGATTTGATAGAACAAAGTCTACTAATGGAAAAACAATTTAGACTTAATCCAAATAAAAAACCTTCTTTGTTTACACAATGGTATTCTAAAAAAAATCAAAAAGATAAACGTACAAGAAACATGTCGAAGTCAATGTACTCTCCAGAAGACGTATTAGAATATCACTGGAAAGCTGGTAATCTTAAAGCGGGTAAAAACATTGTAAAAGATACTGGTGCATCTGTTCTCGCAAGGTCTCTTGGTAAAATCATGAATGATGAAAGAAAGAAATCGAGAGATAAAGGTGCGGAGTTTGGTAAAGGTGACCCGAAAGATGAAATGGACGCACCAAAAATTAAAAAAATTATTGATACTATCGCAAAAGGTCTTATTATTAATGTCACTAGAAAAGGTAAAGATGGCGTCTCTTTTACATTTGATAAAAAACAAGGAGATTTATTTTATAATTTAGATACCTATACTCGTGATATAGTTTGGGACGTTATGCAAATGGGTTCTGACGGAACTTTCTATCAATCAGTTTACGGTGAACCAGAAGGTAGAAAATTAGATTTAAAATTTACAGATGATGATGATACAGATAATATAAAGTTAAGAAGTCCAAAAGTAGACGTAACAGCTCAAACAGAAAGTTTTAACTTAAACGAAGAGTCTGCAACTATGAAAAAGGTTCGTGACGTAATCAAGAAGAAAGGCATGATGAATATAGACGGTATGAAACTTGACTTGACAACTGCAAGTATGATAGCATCTGTATATGACAAAGTTAATCCAACGAACAAGAAAAGAATGGACTCACTCAAATTACCACAACTTGTTAATCTTACAATGAAAGTTGCGGGTAAAACAAGAAAAGAGTCAACTAACTTACCTTTTTCAGAAAGAATATTAGAAAGTCTAAAAAGAGTTAATCCAGATGGCCGTAGGGGTACGGATTTTATAAAAGTACCAAAGTTAACTAGTATAGAACAAGGTAAACTGAATAAAATTAAAAAGAGATTTCCAACATTACCAGAACCAATTGTTTATGACATCATGAAAGTAACTCACAAAGGTAATAAGGTAGACTCTCGAAAATTTGTTGAAATAGGAAACGCATACGATAAAGATTATAGAGGTAAAGGTGGTAATGCGGGTAATTTCATTAGTTTACTTAGAAAAATGGGTGTAAGAGTACCTTCTCCTGATTATGGAGAAGCAGTGTCTCCCGCACAACAAGCCGCAATCGCAATCTCTAAAAAAGAGAGAGGAGAAAAACCTAAAGATAAAACTGATGAATGTGCAGACGAGAAAGATTTTAAACCACATATGATGTATGACCCTAAGACTGGTAAAGGTGTTATGGCAAACAAATATGCAGACCATGTAAGATTAGACAAAATGGGTTATACTCATGAGAAACCTAAGTCAGAAGCATTAGACGCAAAAGACAAACCATTTATCAAAGACTTGATTAGTAAGTTAAGAGGTGGTTCTAAGACTCACGCAAAACAAGCAGATGACTTAGAGAAGGCAATGAAAACTGAGAACCGTGCAAAACGTGATGCAATGAAAGACATGGGTAAACGTAAAGATAAAGATGATGACGGTTATGGTACTGCAACAGATGACGATAGAAAGGCCGCAGATAAAAATGTTATTATGCAAATAAGAAGAGTTGCGGATTTACCGAAAGGTGGTCAGATAGAATTACCAAATGGTAAGAAGGTTAAAATGGATAGGAAGTCTGCGATTGCATTAAACAAAAAGTTTGACTCTATTAGTAAACCACAAGATAAACTAAAACTACAAAATATGATGAATGATAAGAAAATATCTGTCGTTGCACTCAAAAGATTATTAGGTAAATAACATGAGTTTAAGAAGGGCAATAGAAGAAGTTGCACTTAATGAAGACGGTCACAAAGATGTGTCTTCTATGAAAACTAAAGTCAAAACTGCAATGATGGCTATTCAAAAGATGAATACTGAGTTATCTAAATTACCAGATGACGGCGACTTACCTACGTGGTGGACAAACAAAGTTGCAGTCGCAGTAGATAAACTTGACGGTATGGCAGATTACTTAGATACTCAAGTAGAAAACTTAGAAGAGTCTCCACTCAATACGCAAAGTATTACTGGATTGAAAGTGATGGCCGATAGAATGGTCAAAAAATTGTCAAGTGAAGACGCTAAAAGAAGAGTTCAGTTGATGACTCAAATAGGAAAAATACTCGGAATTAGTGTAAAAATATTACCGAATGGTAAAATAGAACTAAGATGAAAAAACCTTTTGCGGACTTACTTGTCACAGAGTCAGAGTATCAAGGAAAGAAAGTCAAACTCAATGACCCTATCCGTACATCTGAAAACCCCAATAAAAAATTTAAAGTATACGTAAAGAATGAAAAGGGTAAAGTCGTAGTAGTTAGATTTGGTGACCCAAAAATGGACATCAAAAGAGACGACCCAGAGAGAAGAAAATCCTTTCGTGCAAGACACAATTGTGATGACCCTGGCCCTAAGTGGAAAGCGAGATATTGGTCATGTTATCAATGGAGAGGTTCTGCGAAAGTAGACAATTGAGAAACAAATTACTTAATGTACATTATGTAGGTGGAAACGGTGGTGAGTTCTTTGCTACCATGATGCAAAACCATTCAGTGTTTGAGTTTCACGAAGATTGTGATAACGACCCCAACGCAGTAAAATACGAATTTAAAAGAGACCAGTTTGATAACTTATCGCAATACTATTTGGGTTGGGGTATAGATGATGAATGTCTTACAAACTATAGTCCTAAAGATTTCTTCCAGAAGTTATGGGTTACTTCTCCAGATAAATGGACACTTAGAGTAGACCATGGCTATGGATATAACACTCAAACAGAAGAATGGAGAAAGGGATTATATACAGACTGGAATGTTTCTAAAACAATAATCCTTAACTGTACTGAGTCAAAAGGTGCGACATATTGTCGTGATTTATGTTATCAGAAAGTATTTACAGTAAATGATTACAAAGTTTATCAAAACCATACACAATTTATTAATAATAATGGTGTCACACCAGAAGATAATTTAAGAAAGTGGGGAGAGGTTTTCTTTTACGATAAAGAGTTTGCACTCTCTAAAATAGGAGAAATGTTGTGGAGACACAGACCTAATTTTCATAATTTCTGGGAAAACCCTTTACAATTCAATATAGACTTAACAAAAGAGTATATTGACCTGATACCAGAAGGATATGATTATCTGGAAGTAGACCCTATGAAAGTATTACATACCGAAAATGATATAGAAAGAGAAGAACAATTGATTAGAATATTTGATTATCTAGGATTAGACTACAGTATTTTAGATGAATGTATGTTATTGTGCGAAAAATACATGAAAGATAATAAAAATAAATATATCTTTCGTACACAGAGAAGTTAATTTGTATAAATAAAAGTATAATTATTCATATGGGAACTAATGGTCAGAGAAAGTCAAACAACCCGACTGGATAGAATAGAAGATAAAATCGATAAACTATCCGATGCAATAGTCTCACTTGCAAGAGTAGAAGAGAAGATTGCGAGTATGGAAGCACAACTGGTCAATGGTCATGACCGTATGAATAAACATGGAATTAAACTAGATGCGATTGAGTCGCAAGTGCAGTCAAACGCACAAACAGTCTCAGTGATACATAAAGTATTCTGGATTGTGATTGTTGCTTGTTCTACTGTAGTCGCATCTGTCATCGCAAATATGTTGTGGGGATAAAAATGACAGACGTAAACAAAAGTATAATCGAAGCATACAAAAGTATGTACGAACCAAAAGAAGAAGTTCTTGATGAAACTAACAAGAACGATAAGTCAGATGACGGAGACGGGTTAGACGCAGTTCAACCTAAAGCAGTTAAGAAGAAATTCGCTAACCGTAAAGATAAAGATATCGATAATGACGGTGATGTAGACTCTTCTGACGAATATCTCCACAAAAGAAGAAAAGCAGTATCTAAAGCAATATCTAAAGAAAGTCAAAATGGTTTTAGACTGGCTGCAAAGAAAGCAAAAGACAATGGTGATGACAAATTTGTATTTGCTGGTAAAGAATATGATGTACAATCAGTATACAAAGAGTCATTTACTACAGATGACATTCGTGCGATGTGTCATTCTAAAGACCACGATTGTGCAACTTACGTTGACCACCCAGAGTTTGGTTTAGGTAAACCAGTATATGAGTCTCACGCAATACCAGATGAAGACGGACATGTTGCATGGTATGATGTTGAGTTCGCACATGGTATTGAAGAACAAGTACCCGCAGAGGACATGCAAATTCTTCAAACAGAAGCACACAATGGGGACAAAGAAAAAGTAAATGCACAAAAGAAAAAGAATGGTCATGATGATGAAAAAATGAAAGATGAAGATGTTGACATTAACATTGACAATGATGATGACGATGATGACAATAGTGCAGAACCAGAACCTAATGGTAAAAATGGTAAAAAGAAAAAACCAATGCCACCTAAAAAGGATAATGGTGAAGAAGAAGAAGAACAAGAAGTCGAAGAACCTAAAGATGACGGAGACGATGTAGAAGTCAAAGACAAAGAGAAGGACAAAGACAAGAAAAAAACTTCTGGTAATTCTGGTGAGAAGAAAGCAGAGATTTCTAAAATCGGAGAAGACCTACAAAGGTTTACTACTTTCTTAAACGAACTAATGGCTGTTGATGCGGTTGGTAAGAAGAAAAAAGAAAAGGACGGTAAAGAACCAGACGAAGAGTATGGAGACCAGACTGATACTCCAGAAGGTGAGAAAGACTTTGTAGATGCACATGGTAAAAAAGAAACTGTTGTAGACGGTGAGAAAGACGCTGAGACTACTGCAAATAGTCAGAAGAGTAATAAACAAGGTAAACACGTTAAACAACAAACTGCAAAAGGTGATAAGAATGTCATCAAATCTACAGAAGCACCAGTCAAAGATAAAGAAGTCAAAGACGGAGAAGGTAAAAAATCTGTTAAGACTGAGTCTTATAACGGTGATAAAAAGAAAAAAGATGATAAAGAGAAAAGTCTTATGGACATGGCACTCGCTGCTCTTAAAGGTAAAACTGTTCCAGAAATGAGAAACATTATCGCAAGTAAAGAACCAAGACAAAATCCTTTCGATGCAAGAACTAAAGATGCAAGAGCATTCCTAGAAAGAATGGCAAAAAGAAAGAATGGTAATGGTGGTCAATACAAAGATAAAGACCCTAAAGATTTACCTATGATTAAAGGAGAAAAAGACAATGGCAAATAAACCAGTTGCACCCGCATGGTGCGAAAACGCAGTACCTACTGCAAACGGTTGGGAAGACCCAGACACGGGTGAATTATACGTAAGTGCTGGATTTACTACAGAAGAAATAGATTTATTTTTTGGTAAGTCAAATAGAAAAGGTGCCCAAGTATTAACCGAAGCTCCAGTAGGAAATAAGTCTATAGACGATATGACTAAACTAGAACTCGAAGCACTTGCAAGAACCAAAGGTGTTGAGTTAGATAGAAGAAAGTCTAAATCCAAACTTTTAGAGAAAGTAAAAGACATTTTTAGTTAGAATTGATATACATAATAGTATATCATGAAACTGACGAAAGATAATTTATTACTCTATGCGGCTCAGAACTATTACAATCCAAAGTGTATTGATAGTGAAGAGTTCCTTGAAGACTTAAAACGATTTAAATATATCAAACGATTACTCAATCGTCATCGTGATAGTGGTCAGTTATCTGAAAGACTTATCCTTAATCATCTTATTGTAATCTTCAATGTCTTCGATATTGAGGCTGGTCTTAATATCCTAGAACTTAAACTCGAAGTAGATTACTGGAATGTATTAAAACCTTTTCTTTTATTTCTAAATGTTATTAAAAATGACGAGTATACAAATATAAAAATGAACAAGGAAGTTGTTGAGAAGTTAAGAGAAATTAAAAATATATAAATATAGACATGGGAATTCTAAAATCAGCTGCGGACTTTGTATACACAATTCGTTTTCTAAAACTACTTACCACACCATTTGAAAAGTTAGGTGCGTATGAGATTGGTTTAATTGATGACCAAGGTGTAGTAGATAAGAAAAGAAAAGCAGAACTCAAACTCTCTATGGACGGTAGAGTTGATTTAGCAACACACTGGACATCATTCATTCGATTAGTTGTAAACATAAAGAAACTAATGGCAAAATTGCCTGCGGGTAAATCTGTAATCGCAAGATATGGTGCAGCTTTATATCTTATCAAAGAGAGTGGTAATCTAAACGATAAACAGATACAAAAGATACACAAAGAAACTGGTATTGATATGTTAGATATTCTCGCAGAAGATACTCAGTGGTTTATGTTAGACAACAAACAACTATCGCCAGGCGTCTACAAAATGAAACATGAGAGTATGTCATGTATCTATGAAGAAACAAATAAAGATGACCAAATAAGAATTCTTGAAGAGGAGTCAAAACCCGTAGGAGAAGTTTTAGGACTTGATATATATTCTGCAATTCATTTACCCACAAATAAAAGAATGTATGTTAGTACTGGAGACATTACTAAGTGAAGAAATAGATTAGTATATATAAAGTGAGTCGGAGAAAAGTATGTTAAGTTTATTAGGTAGTTTATTAGGATTTGGGGGTTCAATAATCCCAGGCATACTAGATAGTTTCAAGAAAAAACAAGACCAGAAATACGAACTTCGTAAGTTAGAAGTTCAAGCAGAAATCAACAGAGAGAATTTAGAACATCAAGCAAGACTTCAAAAAGAACTTGGAAAACAAAAGATAGAATTATTCCAAGCACAAGCAAAAGACAAAGAACACGAAAGATTGATACAACACGATATTGTATTACAATCAGGTACGGGATTTATAGGTGGATTAGCAAGGTCAGTAAGACCAATCATTACATATGCATTCTTTCTTTTATTCGCAGTCATAGAAGGTACATTACTCTATGGTGCAATACAAGCGGGAACGGACTTTCAAGATGCAATCAATATATTATGGGACGAGGATACCAAGGCAATCTTTGCGGCTATTATCTCGTTTTGGTTTGGTTCTCGTGCAATAGATAAAAACCGTTCAAAATAATCATTGACAACTCTATTTAATTAGAGTATAATAGTCCACACTTTTAACTTTCACAAGGAGAGAACTTGGACTTAATCATTGACAAAAAACGAGACAAACTATTAGAAGATTACGCAGTAGGAATGTTAAAAGATTTCTACTTAACCAAAGACGAGAAGTCTCCACAAGAAGGTTTTGCACGTGCAAGTTGGGCATGGTCAAAGTACAACAATAAAGTAGATAAAGAACTCGCAGAAAGACTTTACGAATACGTAAGTAAGAAGTGGTTTATGTTTGCGTCTCCAGTTCTTTCTAACGCACCTAACGGACAAAATAAGAAGAGTAAGGGTATGCCCATATCTTGTTTCTTAACGTACGTTCCAGACACCCTAGAAGGTCTTATAGAACACTCCAGTGAATTACGTTGGTTATCTATCATGGGTGGTGGAGTTGGTGGTCATTGGTCAGATGTAAGAACGGTATCTGATATCGCACCAGGCCCAATACCTTTTCTGCATACTGTTGATGCAGATATGATTGCGTACCGACAAGGTAAAACACGAAAAGGTTCTTATGCGGCCTACATGGATATCTCCCACCCAGACATCATGGAGTTTTTAAACATACGTATACCGACTGGAGATGTCCAACGTAAAGCACTTAACATTCACAACGCAATCAATATCACAGATGAATTCATGACTGCGGTCATGGAGAACAAACCTTTTGATTTGGTTGACCCGAATGACAAGTCAGTAAAAGAAACGGTCAGTGCAAGAAAACTATGGGAGAGAATACTTGAGATAAGATTTAGAACGGGAGAACCTTATCTAAACTTTATTGATACTGCAAATAGATATCTACCACAACCACTGAAAGACAAAGGACTTGAGATACACGGAAGTAATCTATGTAATGAGATACACTTACCAACAAGTCCTGAGAGAACTGCAGTATGTTGTCTATCATCTTTAAATCTAGAATACTATGACGAGTGGAAAGATACTACTATTGTAAGAGACTTGATAAGAATGTTAGACAATGTCCTTGAGTACTTCATACAGAACGCACCTGACTCGATTTCTCGTGCGAAGTACTCTGCAATGCGTGAGAGAAGTTTAGGTCTTGGTGCAATGGGATTTCACTCTCTTCTGCACAAACATGGTGTTGCATGGGAGTCTGAACTTGCAAAAGAAATTAATCATCAAGCATTTGGTTTTATTCATGATGAAGCACACGCAGAAACAGAATTACTTGCAAAAGAAAGAGGAGAATATCCTGACGGAAAAGGTTCGGGTAAAAGAAATGCACACTTAACTGCAATAGCTCCTAATGCATCGAGTGGTGTTATTTTAGGAACAAGTCCTTCTATCGAACCATTGAAGGCAAATGCATATACTCATAGAACTCGTGCGGGTAGTTTTCTAGTAAAGAACAAATACCTAGAACAACTACTTGAGTCTAAAGATATGAATAACGATAGTATTTGGAGTTCTATAATCACAAATAAGGGGTCTATACAACACTTATCCTTCCTTACAGAAGGAGAGAAAAGTATATATAAAACTGCGGACGAATTAGACCAAAACTGGATAGTTCAACATGCGGGAGACAGACAGAAATATATATGTCAAGGACAATCTGTTAATCTTTTCTTTCCCGCTGGTGCAGATAAATCATATGTAAATAAAGTTCATCTACGTGCATGGAGTCACGGGTTGAAAGGTCTTTACTATCTACGAACTGAAGCAAAGTCTCGTGCAGAGAATGTTTCAGAGAAAGTAGAACGAGTCGCACTGCAAAGTGATACAAGTACAATCGTATATACCAAACCGAATTGTCCTTTCTGTCAACTTGCAAAAGAAGAACTGAAACTTCGTGGTATACCATATGACGAGATTAATCTTGAAGAGATTGGTAAAACTGCAAGAGAGGTAACGGGTCGAAAAGGAGTCAAGACAGTTCCACAAATATATTTACAAGGTGAATATGTTGGGGGTTATGAAGAACTCATGGAACTATTTGACAAAACAGAAATCGAAGAGTCGGAAGACTGCAAAGCATGTGAAGGATAACAATGGCACTATTAGAATTTTCAAAAACATACAAACCTTTTCTATACCCTTGGGCTGTAGAATTAACTAAAAAACACGAAGAGATACACTGGATAGAAGA